AAGATTCGCGCGGGCGAATTCGCTTCGCTTTAATCCATTCTAAAATCATTGGCTTTAATTGCCCTGGCTTTTTTCCGTTTTGACTGGGTTTCCTTCCGTCAATTATCGCCCCGATTTGTTCGCCGCCCCGAATAATAAAACCCGTTTTAGTATATTCTATGTTTACGGAATCCCGCGTTTGCCCCGTTGCAACGGGAATCGCTTTTTTAATATCTTCGGTTAATTTTTCCCCGAATTGTTTTATTATTTCTTTTAAACTTTCAGCCATTTTTTAAGGTATTGGCGGAATCGGAATACAAACGCCCGCATTAATTCGCGGTTTTAATTTGATTGTTAATATTTTCCCCGAAACGTTAACGTCTAATAAGTTGATAAATTCAACGGCGGAAGGATCCGAAACTTCGTCGATTAATTCGTTTGCCGCCTGGCATATCGATATAAATTGACGAATCGCATTGTTTGCGGGTTCAATACAATTAAAATCGTGTTCGGCGGGTAACCAATCTAATTCGGATTTTAACATAAAAAACAAACTTATATTATAAAATTCGCCAATATATCCGCCCGCGGTTAATTGGTAATCGGTTGTAATTGGTTGATCTAAATAAACGATCCCTTTGAAGTCGCCAAAATCGAATTCGTCATTTAATAGGTTCGCCCAATATTGCGCCCCGTGTCCGAATCCGTAAGTTAATCCGCTAACGTTTAATTGATTAACAAGCGTTTGAACTATTGAAATTATCATTTTCTACTTCTTTTATGTTTTTGATCTAATATTTTTCTGTAATTGTCCTGATAAATTCCTTCGGTTTTCTTCATTAATAAATGAATAAAAACCGTATTATATTCTATTCTTAAAACCTTTTCATAATTCAAAACGTTATTTTCTGCCAGGGCTTTAACCGTATTCATAACCCCAAATTTTAAAAACATATCAACCCCCGCCGCCTTTTGTTCGTTCGTTGGTTGAACGTTTAATTGTTTTGCTTCCGTTTCTACAATTTCCCGAAGTTGATTCGCGTAATCGATTGCAATCGAATACAAATCTACAAAAAAAACGTTATCCAAAGAATTTTTTAATTCAATAACCCGATCCAAATTAAATTCGGAATTATCGATAAACGGTTGCGCGTAAATTAAAACGGATTCTTCAATAATTTTCGCTTCGTCCTTTTCGTTTTCAATTAATAAATGCTGAAGGAATATTTTTTGACCGTAATTTTTTTCGCGAATATCTTCGACAAAAGGAATTTTTCGGTTTTGTTTATAATTAAATTCTGAAGGCGGCGCGTAATTTTCCATTTGAAGCGGTTTCGCAACGAATCCGATCGCCAAAGATAATTTTAATAAACTACCTTCAGAAATTAAATTAATCGCTTCTGAAGTGATCCCCGTTAAAATTGAAATCATTTCCAATTCATTATCCGAAGCGTTTAAATCTTTCCATTGTTTAAAAGTTATTTCGCCCCAGGAAGTCGGGCAACTATAAAATTTTTTATTCTTCCTTTTTCCTGAAGTGAATTTTATCATAATTTTATTTTCTTCGAACAACCGTTGATTTTGGCGCCGTTCTTTTCGGAACCAAATAAAAGAATTCATTCATCATAAAAGCGTCCAGTAAATCGGGGGATTCGCCCCCTAAATATTTTGATTTCATTTCCTTTTTTTGGATCAGGTTAAAAGGTTCTTCGTTTTTTCGAACTTCTTTTTTGATTGCTTTTCGTTCAAATAAAAATCTTTGTCGGATTGTCATTTTATCGGAATACATTAAATTTTGAACCCGTTCGGAAATAAAATATTCCGCATTGTTAACCGCGTCCCCTGATAAATAATAACATTGCGCTTTTAAGTTCCTGAAGTTTCGAAGATCCTTTTTCGTTTGGATTGCTTTTCCGTTATTATCAAAGGCAACCGCCCCAGGAATAAACCCCGTTTCCTTTCCGCCAATAAAAGCCCCGACGCCGTTCGCGTCATAAACAACCCGCGAATTCGGAACCTTATATTCGCTTTGAAACTTTCGAATTTTGTCGATTATATCCTTCCCCGAACTTTTATCCATTAAAACCAAATCTTCCAGGCGCCGCCCTTCGAAGTAACAAATAATTAATTTATCCGCCCCGAAAATTGCAGCGTCAACCGTTATCGCCCCGCTTCCTTTTTCAACAAAATCGTTTGTAAATATGTCTTTAAAATTTGTATAATTATAAACGTCCGAAGGGTTTAACGCAACTTTCCAATTTCCTTCGAGTAATTGCAATTTGCTTGCGTCGTCCTGCGCTGCCAGGTTTGCCAAATATCCAGGATCAACGTTTAATAATTCTTTGTTTTCGTAAACGGATCCCCCAACGAAGGTAATCGATTTAATAAAATTTTCTGCCGCCTGCCCTGATTTTTCAACCAAAGGATCAATAAAATAACTGGCTTTTTCAATACATTCTTTTTTTGAATCCCCCCAAATGAATGATTCGCCGTCCTTTGCGAAGTAACGAAGAACGCCCGAACGTTCAGCAATCGGAAACCCGTCTTCCCCGATCCACCAGGAAATCAAATCGGAAACCCAGGAATCGGGATCAGGATTGCAGGTCGCCCGAACGCAAGGGCGAACCCCTGAAGTCGATCGGTTCCGCGACAATAAATAAAAGAAACTGAACTTCGAAAAATGGGTTAATTCGTCAAATCCAATATAAGCAATTTGCGATCCCTGCCAGTCGTAAACATTTTTTTCGTATTCTAAATGTGAAAATTTAATTCGCGCCCCGCTTTTAAACGTCCAGGATAACGCGGTTTTATTTGACGAAGCCCCAACGAAGGGATAAATTTTATTTGATTCGTCCCATAACGCCCCAGGGTTTGTAATTTGCGGGGTTGTTCGCCTGAAGATAACCGCCCCGAAATCAGGATTATTATTGTAACGCAAAGGATCCAATAATAAACAAAAGGTTTTTCCCGCGCCCGCAGCGCCCCCGCCTATCAAAATATCAGCGGAAGAACTAAGCGCCTGAAGTTGGTAACCTTCCTGCGGTCTTATTATTTTCGGTTGATCCAATTAATTAAATCTTTGCCGCTTCAAATTGCCAATTCGGAAAGTCGGATAAACGACTTCGTTCCCTGGCTTCCTGGATTGCTTCGCCTGGCTTTGCCGCTTCGATAATAAACGCGGGGGCGTCAACCCTTCCGTTTTGATATGTGAAAATACTTACTTTAAATTTTATCATTTTTTTTCGTTTTTTAAATTTAATCTTTTAACGTTTTCAAAGTTAATCAAAAAACAACTTCTTTTAAAATCAATCGTTGATCCCTTTTGAACTTTGCCGAAAAACTACTTTAACAAAAATCAATCGTTGATCGGTTTTGAAGTTGATCGTTTTTGAACTTTGTTAAAAGTGCAACGTTGCCGCCCGAAGTTGTTCAACATTTCAAAACAACGCCCTGAAGCCCTTTGTTTATAAGGGTTGCAGGACGTCCGTTTGAACTTTGTCTTTTGTTCAACGTTGCAACGTTTTTAAGTTTATCGAAAACGAACTTCGTAAAAAGTTGATCGTTGACGTTTTTATTTTCTAACGTTTTTGAACTTCTTTAAAAAGGCAACGTTCGAACAATTTCTTTAACGCCCTTTTTTAACTTTGTGTTTTGGGTAACGTTCGGAAGAATATTCGATTATTAATTTCCCTAATTGTTTTCGCTTCCTTTTGCTTTTAATTTTTTTCATATTTTTAATTTATTGGTTTTGTTTAAAATACTTCGATCGAATAAAATTCCGTTAACAATATTCGAAGATAAATGTATAATATAATTATTGCCTTCCGCATTGTTAAAACGAATCAATTGATTGCGTTGTTTTCGGTCGCGGTGTTATTGATTCCCCGCCTTCGCAACTTTCAAGATATGCGGACGGCAAAGAAATCGAACAATTCGAACGATTCGTTTTATTCTTTTTATTATCATTTTTTATATTTTTATGCAATAAAAAATTAATGTATTGAATAGTAAATTTAATCATTTGTTTTAATTTAATTCAATTCCGAAATATATCGCGAAGCCGTTTAATTGCTTCCCAACGTTAACCCAACCCAACGCGGATTCGGGATCCCAAACGATCAGGCAATTATCAATTTTAATAATTATTTGATTTGCGAAATACTGAAGTAATTTTTTCATATTTTTAAAGTCCTGGTTTTCAATTATTTAGTCAGGTTGTCCCAGGGGGAAAACAAAACTTTTTTATTCTTCTTTTGCTTCGCGTCCATTCGAAGGAAGTTCAAAGATAGTTATATTATTTTGTTGTTCGTTGTCCTTTTCATAAAATCCGATATGTTTATTTAACATATCAAACGCCTTCATTTTATCCCAAAACCATAATTCAACGGTTGTTTCCGAAATCGTTTCTTCCCCTATGTCATAAGTTCGCGTAAAGGTTTTAAATTTTGAAATACATAAACGAACCGATTCGGGCAAATCTTCGAATTCCGTAACGCTTAAAGTCATTGTTCGCGTTATGTCAGAAAAAGCAATGTCGCGAATTTTGCGAAGAACTTCATTTGAATTAATTTTTAATTCTTTGGCGCGTTCCGCCTGAAGTTCCGCGATATAATTTTGAACGTTAAGTTTTGTTAAGTTTTGCGACGCGATTTCTTTTGCTGAATCTTTCGAATATCCCGCGCGGATTGCTGCCTGGGTTCCGTTAAGATCCAAAAGGAATTCTTCCGCGAAACGGGTTTGTTTTGGTGTTAATTTTTCTTCAGTCATTTATCAAAGATAATAATTTAATGTTATGCGGGATTGATTCCTTTTCCTGAATATCCTTTTTAATCCCTTTGCGCGCCTTAAAGATAAAAACGTTGTATTCCTTCGCTTCGAATATTATCGTTGCGCTAATGTAATAAAACCAACAAATCGAATTTATCCTATTTAATCGGGAACGATCTTCGATTGCGATAACCTGGAAATCCTTATTCGAAATAAGTTGTTTATGTATTTCTTCCGCTTCCGTCATTGTTCTAACTGGGATAAATCAAATCCTTCAATCAATTTAAAAAACATTTTTGCGTTATTCAAATCCCGTTCAGCATAACCCCAGGATTTATTCGTTCGTATTTTAAACGATTTAAACGCTTCCTTTTTTGTTTGATAGGCGAAACGCTTCCGCGATACTTTTAAAACGAACCGCGGCTTCGTAGCGAATCCCCAGGCGCTTAATTCTTTGATCCAATATCCCGAAGGGGTTTCCCTGATCGCTTCGAATTCAACTAATTTAATTTTTCCTTCCTGATCGGGCGGTTCGGTGTCCCAGTTCAAAGGGTATTCGCGAACGTATCGATAATGTTTTGGCAATTCTTTTTTTTCCTGGTTTGTCATTA